GGTAGCCTTGCCTAATTATAAAGCATTTCGTGCAGCACGAAAGTATGGTTATAGGAGTGGTCTTGAACATAAACTTTCTGTTTACTTAGATGAACTCAAAGTTACATATGACTATGAGAAAGTTAAGATTGAATGGGAAGACCTTGCCTACCGAACCTATACACCGGACTTCGTGCTGCACAATGGTATTATCATTGAAACAAAAGGCATGTTTACAGCGGCAGATAGAAGAAAACATCTTGCTATCAAAAAGCAACATCCTAAACTTGACATTCGCTTTGTGTTTGAAAATAGCAGGAGAAAACTACGAAAGGGTGCAAAGTCAACTTACTGTGAGTGGTGTATAAAGTATGGTTTTTTATACTATGACCGAATAATCCCAGAGGATTGGTTAAAAGAAAAAGGAAAAAATAAGCATCCTAAGTTTATTAAGTTTAACGGAACCAAAGTGAAAAGGAGATAAGACATGGACATTATGAATATAGGAGATGGTGATTTTATAATAAGAGTTCGTCCCACAGATTCGGATGGAGAGTGGACAGGTGAGATTGATATATCTATTATATCACAGCCTAACAATCCTCTTGATGATGAAAGCTATACTCAAGTAATGCATTTCTGTAAAATGATGTGTGCTACAGTTCCTCTGATGGAAGCTGATCAGAATCTTCGTAATCTTGTCCATGAATATGTAATGCAAGTTGTTGACAACGACGAAGAAGAACTGGTAGAAGATGATGATGACGTAATCATTACACGTGAGGATGGTAACGTAGTTCATCTCAGCTTTGGCAGTAAAACAAAGGGGAGTGCATGATGCGCCACGAGGCGTACATGAAGATGAGAATGAAAGAGTTACAACCAGTTACACCAGAAGAGGAGAGACTTATGGATGAGTTCTATTCAAAACAGAATAAACAAGCGGACATGGTAAACTCTCCGCCACATTACAACAAGGCTGGCATTGAATGTATTGATGCTATTGCTGCAGCTACAGGTGATGGCTATGAGCATTACTTGCAGGGCAATATTATGAAGTATCTGTGGCGTTATCGCTACAAGAATGGTACAGAAGACCTCAAGAAAGCACAGTGGTACTTAACAAAGCTGATAGAGGAAGTAGAAGGCTGCTACGATGAGAGTTAAAGTCTACATGTCAATTGACATTGACCCTGACGAGTATCCTATACCTGCCGATGAAGATGTCGGCATTGAGATTGAAGATGGTATACGTGAATATTTTTATGATGTTGACGGTGCCGAAATAAGACATATGAAAACATCAACGGAGTGAGAACATGAACAATTATTTACCTACAGATTACCAGAACTTTATTGCACTTTCCCGATATGCTAGATGGAAAGAAGACGAACAACGTCGTGAAACTTGGGGCGAAACAGTCGAGCGATACTTTGACTATATGGAAAAACACCTTGGACAGAATTACAATTATGCTCTGTCCGAAGAATTACGTGCAGAACTAGAAGAAGCTGTACTTAATCAAGACATCATGCCAAGCATGAGAGCATTGATGACTGCCGGTCCCGCACTAGACAGATGTCATGTCGGTGGTTATAACTGCTCCTATGTACCAGTGGATAGTCCTCGTGCATTTGACGAGACTATGTACATCCTCATGTGTGGCACTGGTGTAGGTTTCTCTGTGGAGAGGCACCACACAGAGAAACTACCTGTCGTCAACGAAGACATGCATGACACTGATACCGTCATCAAAGTTGGCGACTCACGTCCGGGCTGGGCCAAATCATTGCGTGAATTAATCTCGCTCCTTTACGCAGGGCAAGTACCACAATGGGATACATCAGAAGTTCGTCCTGCTGGCGCACGTCTGAAAACCTTTGGTGGTCGTGCTAGTGGCCCAGCCCCACTGGAAGAACTGTTTCAATTTACAGTTGAGATGTTCAAGAAAGCTGCAGGTCGTAGGTTGTTCCCTATCGAATGCCATGACCTGATGTGCAAGATTGGTGAAGTTGTTGTCGTCGGGGGCGTCAGACGCAGCGCACTTATCTCGCTGTCTAATCTGAATGATGACCAGATGCGTCATGCCAAATCAGGTCAGTGGTGGGAGAACGAGGGGCAACGTGCGCTGGCTAACAACAGCGTTGCCTACAAGGGTAAGCCAGAAATGGGTACATTCATGCGTGAGTGGGTGTCTCTGTACGAAAGCAAGTCTGGTGAGCGTGGTATTTTCAATCGCAAAGCAGCGCAAAAACAAGCGTCACTCAATGGACGCCGTGATGCAGAACAAGACTTTGGATGCAACCCATGTAGTGAGATTATCCTGCGTCCATATCAGTTTTGTAATCTATCTGAGGTGGTTGTTCGGGCATCCGACACGCAGCAAACATTGACTGAAAAGGTTCGTCTGGCTACCATTCTTGGTACATTCCAGTCTACACTGACTAACTTCAAGTATCTACGTAATGTGTGGAAGAAGAACACAGAGGAAGAACGGCTGTTGGGTGTGTCACTGACAGGTATCATGGACAACGCCATGATGTCCGGTAAGTCGGCTCACCTTGGCATGAACATTGGTGCTACACTGAACGCACTCAAGGAACAAGCCATCTTGACGAATCAGGTTACAGCAGAAGTTCTTGGTATCTCACAGTCAGTAGCAATTACTTGTGTCAAGCCATCTGGTACAGTTTCACAGCTTGTGGACAGTGCTAGTGGTATTCATGCCCGTCACAATCCATACTATATTCGCACGGTGAGGGGTGACAACAAAGACCCACTGACACAGTTTATGGTAAGTGTAGGTATTCCTGCAGAGCCGGATGTGATGAAGCCAGATAGCACAACAGTGTTCAGCTTCCCAATGAAGTCACCACACGGTGCTGTCACCCGGTTTGACATGACTGCCATTGAGCAGCTTGAACTGTGGCTCCTATACCAGCGTCACTGGTGTGAACACAAGCCGTCTGTAACCATATCTGTGAAGGAACATGAGTGGATGGATGTAGGCTCGTGGGTGTATGAACACTTTGATGAAGTGTCAGGCATCAGCTTCCTGCCATTTAGTGAACATACGTATAAACAAGCACCATATCAGGACTGTACAGTAGAAGAGTACGGAGAAATGCTAAAGCGTATGCCAGCAACTATTGACTGGACTTGGCTGCAAGATTATGAGAAAGAAGACACTACGTCAGGTGGACGAGAGTTAGCTTGTACTGCTGGCGTCTGTGAGATAGTTGACATTGCCGCAGCGTAATGGACAAGATAGCTGACATTTTAGTGAAGTTACTCAGCAGATTTGTCAAGTTTGAAAAGCAGCCGGAGTATCTGAGTGGTAAAAAAGACTCGACAAAAGAAGCAGAGTAGTTTAGCATGGAAACGTGGTGATGGGTGGGTGCAATATGATCCCCACCCACACCATCCTTGTTATGAAGAGTGGATGAAGAAAAGGAAGGAAAAAGAAAATGAAAAAACAAATGATACAGGCTCTTAAAAGCCACGCTATTGGGAATATTAATTTACATAAAACTAATATTGATGTGTACTTTGATAATCCATCTGGTATCGGAGAACACTCCGACATCATGGAAGCTATGCAAGCAGAGTTAGATAAAATGGCTACGCATGAGGATCGTCTATCAATGTTGAGATTTTGGGAGGAAGAAAATGAACAAGAAACTAGCTGATAATTTTAATGCTGGATATAGAGCATTTTCTCGTCTGGATAAGCGAGACACGGTAAAGTATGGTGTGCGCTGGCATCAGGTAGCAAACCCAATGAAAGAAAACACCACTCCTTATCGTGAGTGGCAGCGGGGATGGGAAGCCGCTTACTTTAAAAACTTGGAGCAACTAAATGGACTTGGAACTAGAGGCTAAACAGTGGATGAAGGAGAGACAAATGAGTAATATTACTGCATCAGATTATCAATCCCGTGCTTGTGAGACAGCCATTTTTCCAAAAGAAAAGGCCACAGAGTATCTGACTCTTGGCCTAACAGGTGAAGCGGGTGAAATAGCAAATAAAGTAAAAAAGTTTATACGTGATGGTGCGCCAAAAGACGAGTACCTTGCCAAGCGCATTGAGATTGGCTACGAGATTGGTGACGTACTATGGTACTGTGCTGTACTGGCTGAAGAACTTGAGATGAACCTTGGACACATAATGGAGAAGAACCTTGAAAAACTTGCAGACAGACACAAGCGAGGAAAAATCAGCGGGTCAGGTGATAATCGTTAATAAGGTCACGCCGTACAAAGATATCACGTGGTATGTCAAGTGGACTGCCAGCTTTTTTATCCTGTCGGCAATAGTGATACGAGCAGCGGACTACTCACATCTCATGGACATGGTACTTGGTGT